CAGAATTTGTTCTACTTCATGATCGTGTGATGTAAACATTATGCCCTCCATTCAAATTGAGTTTCAGATACACGAATACTCATATCACCACCATTTGCTAATCGAGTCAATTGGTCTTTACGCATATGTATCGCTTCTCCGAAATCGTCTCCACCAACCGCATCACGACATTTATTCCAACAATCGTCGGAGTCGGGTTCATAACCTTTGGCATAAACAACAACATTGTTTTTGTAATCTTTTTCGCCCCAACCGTTCATTAAGTAAATACCACTATCTTTTACAAACAAAAAAGTTTTTTTAGATGTGGTCTTGTCTTGATAAGGCACTTGAAATTCTTTATGACGCAAAGTTTCAAGGGCTAGTTTCTTCAGTTTATCTGAAGCTTTAAAGTGTAGTATAGTCATTTTATTCTCCATTTATTTGTTGACAATACCATATATTACCATTAGACTATATATAATGTCAACAATTAAATAGGAGAAAAATAATGACTAACGGAGAAAAAGCACTAAACAAAGCGATTGACCAAGAGAAATCTAAAGACGAACGCTTTAATCAAAAACTTAAACATTGGGATTACCTAAGCAATTTAAGTCGTGAAGAGTTAATAGGTTTATGTATGACTTATAGATTTGAAGGGAAAGCAAATGGGTAGATATTATCATGGAGATATAGAAGGCAAGTTTATGTTTGCAGTTCAATCAAGCGATGATGCAGATTTTTTTGGAGTAGTAGGACAACCTCCTGACACTCATCTTGAATATTGTTTTACAGACGAGGATTTATCTAAGATTAAAAAAGGTCTTAAAGAGTGTAGTTTGCAATTAGGTAACAATCGCATACGCAACAAGCTCGATAAATTTTTTAAAACACGGGATGGTTATAATAATGAAATGCTTACCGAAGAATTCGGGTGGCATCCATTAAGAGTAAAAGAAATTTTAAAATGGTATGCTCGTGTTCAATTAGGAGAGCAAATTTTAGAATGTGTTGAAGAATATGGAGATTGCAACTTCCAAGCAGAACTTTAGTTTCTCCAAGAAAAAACCCCCGATTAATAGTTGGGGGTTTTTTTATGCGTGGAACGACTGGCGCAATCGAACTAACTAAGTTCGATTACGTGATGTCCGTTATCTGAATTATCACCATCATTCTCATCTTTACCAAGATACATAGAATAAGATAAATAGTCGTCAGAATAAACAAACTCATTATCTTTATAAAAATAATATGTAAAATCTTTCGTTGGATAGTCTGACAATGCTTTGATAAATTGTATCATAACATTTCGAGGCTCTAACCTAGAAAGTGGGTCGCTTCCGTTGCCTTCTTGTAATTTTAAAACTTTCATTTTAAAATCAATCGCCCAACCTTTTGCAAAGTCTGCGAACTTTTCTCCGCCCCAATGATGGAATAAAACTACACTTTTATCGCCCCATTCCATATCTTTATTACTAAATTGTATTGATACTCTATCGCCCATTTTTTTCTCCATTTCTATTTTAATTGTTGACAATATATTTATTATATGGGATATTATGGTATTGTCAACAATAATAACGGAGAAAAATAAAATGAAGAACTTAATGAATAAAACCAGAACTGCCGATAATCCATATGCTACCTTTCAAAAAGGTAACTTTATTAGCCATGTAATTCGTGCGTACTCTACCAAACAGGAAGAGTTTTCACGTTGGTACACTGTTGCTAAATCGGATATGAGTTATGGAACGTATGAATATGGAGACGTATATATAAAAGAACTTACGGATAATCTTGAGTTAGTATATGCATCCCCTGAATTCATAAAGCAATATCCTGAATTATCTTTTAAGTTTCAAATGAAAGACAATTTAAAAAAGCAAGGGATAAATGAAAAGTGGATGGCTGACCATTTAGAAATAATCACCTAATAACTTTTTAAGATTTCTAGCTAAAGGGTCGGCCTTCGGGTCGGCCTTTTTTTATGGTCGGGATCTGGGTCGGGTTGTCGGGAATCGGGTCGGGTGGTTATAAGATTAGATTAATATAAACAAAGTAATATATATATGATCCAGGTATATATTCCAGGCAAAGCTGCTTATAAATTCTAGGCAAAGCTGCTTATAACTTCCAGGCAAATTTTTTTCCCAGACATCAACCAATTAAAAAAAGATTAAAAAAACACATTATTAATTTGCATTATGTGGGAAAGCATGGTATTAATATAGTTATATTAAGGAGCAATTAAGCTTCTTATATAAATAGAAAGCTAGAAATATGACAAAGAAAATAAACTTAAAAGCCGAACAAATTGACAATCAAAGCAAGGTTGCCGAATTTGTAAAAGCAATAGAAGAGAATAAAATTCTCTATGCTAAAATTAAAGTTAACAATGCATTGTTAAAAGATGCAAAAGCATTGCTTGATTTACATGATAGTATTGAAGGAGATAATCTTAATATTACAATGACATCTTCAATTGTGCCAGAACATACAGTTAAGGAACATGTAAGAAAATCTTTAAAGATTAATAGATTTAGCCCTGAACTACAGGAAATGAAAAGATTAATTGATACGTTCCAAACTAAGGTAACTAAGTAACCAATAACAAGGGCAGGTTTAAACCTGCCCTTTAATATAGAAAGCTAGAATTATGACAATTAATGAATTTATAAAATTATTAAAAGATAAAGAATATAAAGGTTATACAGTCGAAATAGTATCATGGTCATCTGCAAATGGTTTAATTAATTGGGATAGTATACGAATAAAATTAATTAATCCTAATCATGTTTGTTATGGTCAAGCAGAAGGCGGACAATATAGAATTGGTACTAAATGCGGAATGCAAAAATTAAATAGAATAACTAATAAATGGGAGAATTTTTAATTATGAAAACATTCAACGGTCATAGAAGTTGGAACGCTTGGAACGTTTCATTATGGTTAAGTAATGATGAAACATATTACCCTTTATTTGTTGAGTTAATAAAAGAAAAGGGAATAGAAAAAGCAACTAATACAATCTATTATTATTTAAAAGGTAGCAAAACTCCTGACGGTGCAAGTTATAACAAGTTAAGTGTTAAGCTAGCCTTGGAAGGGTTAGAGGTCGAGTAAAACGGGCTTAGGTACTTAAGGAGTAAGGCAAATTAATATTAGCTTTGCTCCGACCCCCCACCAAGCAAAATCGGGCGGCTCTTTTCTACAGAGCGCAGGTATGTAGTGTTTTGAACATATAATTTGATATATATTGAAAATCCGTTATATTAGTCCCATGTTCAATGCACCGGAAGAAGTGATACGTGAAGTCTTAGCGTTGGAGCAAGCTAAGAAGAACTTGGTAATAAGAGCCAAAGCGCAAGACGACTTTATGGCATTCGTTAAACACGTGTATGATGGGTTTATTGAAGGCGATCATCATAAGAAGGTAGCCAAACAATTTGAAAAGTTGGCCAAGAACCCTGGTTCACGGATCATTGTTAACATGCCACCACGACATACGAAGTCTGAGTTTGCCAGTTACTTGTTACCTGCGTGGTTAATAGGTAAGAATCCTACCCTAAAAATTATCCAAACAACGCATACGAGTGAATTAGCGGTACGTTTCGGAAGAAAAGTAAGGAATCTTATGGAGCTTGAAGTATATAAAGCTATTTTTCCTGACGTGGAGTTACGTGTAGATTCCAAGGCAGCGGGTCGATGGGAAACGGCACAGGGCGGTGAGTATTATGCAGCGGGTGTAGGCGGTGCGATCACGGGTCGTGGTGCGGATTTATTGATTATTGATGATCCGCATTCGGAACAAGATGCATTGTCGGAAACGGCGATGGAGAGTGCGTATGAATGGTATACCTCTGGCCCTCGACAAAGGTTACAACCTGGGGGATCTATTGTGGTGGTTATGACACGGTGGTCATTGAAAGATTTAACGGGGAAATTGATTAAGGCACAAGGAGCGGATGTCATGTCGGATCAGTGGGATATGATAGAGTTTCCTGCTATTTTACCGAGCGACAATATATTGTGGCCGGAGTTCTGGAAGAAAGAAGAATTGCTCAAGGTCAAGGCATCGTTGTCCCTGGGCAAATGGAATGCGCAGTGGCAACAGAATCCGACGGCGGAAGAGGGAGCGATTATTAAGAAAGAATGGTGGAATGTATGGGAAAGTGAAACGGTGCCCCCGGTCAGTTATATTATGCAGAGTTATGACACGGCGTTTTCGAAAAAAGAGACGGCGGATTATTCAGCGATTACGACCTGGGGAATATTTCAACCCGAGGAGGGGGGTCCAGACCATATAATTTTATTAGATGCACGAAAAGGAAGGTGGGACTTTCCAGAGTTGAAGAGTACGGCGAAAGAGGAATATAAGTATTGGGAACCTGATATGGTAATTATTGAAGCGAAGGCTACCGGTACACCGCTCACGGACGAATTACGAACGATGGGGATTCCTGTTATTAATTATACACCGAGTAAGGGACGAGATAAACATACAAGGATGCATATGGTGGCTCCTATCTTTGAGAGTGGTATGGTGTGGGCACCGGATAAAAAATTTTCAGAAGATGTTATTGAGGAGTGTGTAGCGTTTCCAAATGGTGACAACGACGATTATTGTGATAGTATGTCAATGGCACTTATAAGATATCGTAAGGGAGGGTTTATAAAACTTGACAGCGACCCCGAAGATGAGGAACCTATGTATCGAATACAAGCTCGTCAATTTTATTAGGGAGAAAAATAATGGAATGGATTAAAGGCAGAATGAAAGAACCTTCAACTTACGCTGGCGTAGGAGTGGGTGTAATAGGCATTGGCATTGTAGTCGATGAGCCTATATGTATTTTTGTAGGTATTGCTGCGGCGGTACTATCTTTCATATTGAAGGAGAAAGGAATACTCTAATATGGCAATTCCTTTAATAGGAGGATTGTTAGGTGCAGTTGGCGATATCGCTGGTACTTGGGTCAAGGGCAAGATGGAAGAGAAGAAAGCCCATACGGAGATCAAAGTTGCTAAAGCGAAAGCCGAGGCTACTGTTTATGAGAAACAGGCCACTGGTGAACTTGACATGGAAAAATCTCTTACCGAACAAATGGGAGGTTCATGGAAAGATGAAGCGTGGACTATCTTTTTTATTGCAGTTTTAGCAGGGTGCTTTATACCTTGGACACAGGATGCTGTGAAGCAAGGATTTATATTTTTAGATGAGAGCACACCGGATTGGTTTGCCAACTGTATATATATTAGCATTAGTGCTTCTTTTGGCTATCGTGTAGCTAAAGGTGGTGTAGGAATGATAGGTGCAGTAAAAGGAAACAACAAAGTTTCTAAAAAGGTTACAAAGGAAGAATAAACTATGGCACAGGAAAACGGACGACTACCTCCGTCACAAATTGATTCAGCGATGCCTGGAATGGGCGTACCTTTAGAAGGCGAAGAAGAGATTGAGATTGAAGTAGATGAAACGGAAGATAACGGTGAGCCAACAGAAATAATAGAAAACGAAGATGGTTCTGTATCGTTAGATTTTAATTCCTCTGTTCAAGAAGAGTTGTCGTTGGAGCAAGATGCGAATTTAGCGGATGTTGTTGACGAACGTCTTCTTATGGATTTAGGAAGTGAGCTTATAGGTTTATACGAAGAAGATAAAGAAAGTCGTCAAGACTGGGAAAATTCTTACGCTGAGGGACTCAAGTTATTAGGATTAAAATACGAAGAGCGTGATGAACCTTTCCGTGGGTCTAGTGGTGTTACACATCCGGTGATAGCGGAAGCTGTTACACAATTCCAAGCGCAAGCGTATAAAGAATTATTACCGGCAAGTGGCCCTGTGCGTACCCAGATAATAGGAGCGATTAGTCCAGAAGTAGAAGCACAATCACAAAGAGTGCAAGATTATATGAATTATCAAATTATGCATAATATGCAAGAGTTTGATCCTGAGTTAGACAGATTGCTTTTCTATTTACCTTTGGCAGGAAGTGCGTTTAAAAAAATATATTTTGACGAAACATTAGACAGAGCGGTTTCTAAGTTTATACCCGCCGATGATTTAGTGGTTCCATACAACGCCACCGATTTATATTCTGCAGCAAGAGTAACGCATGTTATTCGTATGGCAGAGAACGAAGTAAAAAAATTACAAGCGGGAGGATTCTATAGAGACATTCCGTTACAACCTTATGAGTTGGATGATGAGCTACGGGAAAAAGAAAGAGAAATTTCTGGTATCTCAAAAACATCTGTTGATAATGATTGTACGTTAATAGAAATGCATACCAATATTGATTTAGAAGGTTATGAACATACTGATCCTTTAGAAGGATTACCAACAGGAATTAAAATACCATATATTGTAACGATAGATTTAGAAAGTCAAAAAATATTATCTATTCGTAGAAACTGGAAAGAGGGTGATGAGTATTACAAAAAGTTAGAATACTTTGCACACTATAAGTTTTTACCGGGATTAGGATTTTATGGTTTTGGTTTATTACATATGATAGGTGGCCTTGGACGATCAGCCACCTCCATTCTTCGTCAGCTCATTGATGCAGGTACATTAGCCAATCTTCCTGCTGGTTTTAAAGCAAGAGGTATCCGAATTCGTGAACCTGACGAGCCCCTGTCTCCTGGCGAATTCCGTGATATCGATGTTCCAGGCGGAGCATTAAAGGACAGCATTCTTCCTCTTCCTTATAAAGAACCTAGCCAGACATTGATGCAACTCTTAGGATTTGTGGTTGACGCCGGGAGACGATTTGCAGCTATTGCTGATTTACAAGTGGGTGATGGTAATCAATCAGCAGCAGTAGGAACAACAATAGCGTTATTAGAAAAAGGTTCTAAAGTAATGTCTGCGATTCATAAACGTATGCATTATGCGCAGAAACAAGAGTTTACTATGTTGGCTAAAGTTTTTGCTGAGTCTATGCCTCCAATGTATCCTTATAATATTTGGGGAGCGGAAGCTTTTGTAAAACAAATGGACTTTGACGATCGTGTAGACATACTACCTGTTTCTGATCCTAATATTTTTTCTATGTCGCAACGACTTTCATTAGCACAAATGCAATTACAACTCGCACAATCTAACCCACAAATGCATAATATGTATGAGGCGTATAGGAGAATATACGAAGCTGTAGGCGTACAGAATATAGAAACGTTGCTTCCTCCTCCTCAAGAACCTCAACCTACTGATCCTGCTATTGAAAACGCACGATCATTAATTCAAGAAAACCTTACAGCATTTCAAGAACAAGACCAGGATGCTCATATAGCTAGTCACTTAGCTTTTATGAAAACTCCTGTGGTAGCTTCAACACCAGGTATTTTTGCAATGTTACTTGCTCATATCTGTGAGCATATAGCTTTTAAAGCACGAGGAGTAGCGATGATGGAAGCCATGGATCAAGCGCAACAAGCACAAATGCAAGGAATGCCTCCTCCACAAGTAGATGGAGAAAGTCGTGTAGCTATTCTTATTGCTCAATATACCGAAGAAGTATTTGCAGCATTACTACCTCCGCCAGAAGGACAAGTAGATCCATTGGTAGCGTTACGTGAGAAAGAATTAGAAATTAAAGCAGCGGATATTCAACGTAAAGCATTAGAGTTTGACGCACGATTAGATTTCGAACAGAATCGTGAAGAAGGTCGTCAAGAATTGACAGCGGAAAGAATTAATTCTAGTGAAGATATAGCGCAGTTACGTGCAACGGTTGCTAGAGAAAAGATGCGTAAGGACTATAAGGTAGGAAACTAATGGCAATATACCAAGGAAAAACAGTTTCACTTAACAAACCTATGAAGGGTGACGTAAAAAAGTTTAAAGTTTTTGTAAAGTGCGACGGAAAAGTAAAGAAAGTTAATTTTGGTGATAAGAATATGACAATTAAGTCACATATTAAAGCCAACAAAAAAAGTTATTGTGCACGGAGCGGTGGTATTAAAGGAGCAAGTGACAGATGTTCTGCTAATTACTGGTCACGTAGACAATGGAAATGTGGAGATGCGTAATGGCAAATAAAACAGTAGATGCACCCGATGGATTTCATTGGATGAAAGATGGAAAAGGTTACAAACTTATGAAGGGCGATTATGCACCGCACCCAGGAGCGGTTAAAAAAGCGTCTTTTTCCGTGCAAAAACGACATAAAGGCGGAAAGAAAAAAGCATGACTAAGCCAACTGTAACCAAAGTAGCGTCTAAACTGGAAACACATGAAGCTGTGTGTGCAGAACGTTGGAAAGAAACAATACTAAGGATAAAACGCTTAGAACATATAATGATAGGCGCAGCAGGAACAATTATTGTAATGTTAATAACTATGCTATGGAGAACACAATGAAAAGACCTAAAGGATTAGCCGGTCAAATGGCGGAACAAATGTATATTCCTAAGAACGCTGCTAAAGGAATGTTAGCAAAAGCTAAGAAAATGAACGATCGCGATGGTTTTATGGGCGGTGGTGCAGCGCATAGCAGCGGAGTACGACGTTTACAACAATCTAAAATGAATATGGCCGGAGGTGGCGTAGCCATTAAAGGTTTTACATTTAAGGGGATATTCTAATGTCAATGAAAAACAAAAAAGATGAGGCAGCTGCTCGTGACGCCTTCTATGATCCAAAAGGCGGAACAGATTATTCGGCTACTATGTCCTTTGAGCAATTTTATAAAAAGATATGGCCAAATTTTGCTCAGGGCGGCGTAAGTTTAGATTTTGAAGAAGCAAACGTAAGAGATAGTATGTTTACAGGTGGAGCAGCTATACGAGGACGTAATTTTAGCGGAAACTATTAACCAAGGAGAAGAATAATGAAGATGAAGAAATACAATAAAGGAGGCCAAGGTTATGCAGACCGAGAAGACGAATCTTTAGGAATGCGTACTGGGGCTGAAAGAACAAAACGCCAAAGCATGAGAGATCGTCGCGATGAGTCTTACGGTGCTTTTGGAAAAAGACCAAATCAAAGAATTAATCGTGACGTTGGTGGCGGAGCTAAATCTATTTCAGATAAAGATGCTATGGAAATGGCAAATGAAGCTATGATGATGACTGCTGCTGAAGGAACGAACTCTATTTCAGATAGGGATGTAAAATTTCTAGATGAGATAGTTAAAGGTAAAGCTAAAGGTAAGACTTCCGACGAAAAAAAGAATAAAAAACCTAAAAGTGAACTACCTGAGTACAGAAGAAATATGGGCGGTACTATAAAAAATTATAGACATGGTGGTGTTGACATTGAGTTTAGGGATGAAGAAGGTAGCCGTTTAAGTATTTCTATGGAAAGACAAGAAGACGCAGGCTATTCTCCATCCGAAGCCGACTTTGACAAGCAACATTCCTTAGCAGAAGAAGGTATTATGGAAGTAGGAGCAGACGTTAAAATCATACAAGGTTATAACTCTCCTTCTTCATTAGGTGAAACGGACACAGTTCGTGGCACAGGAGCGATGGTAAAAGGAACGAAGTTTAGAGGATCTTTTTAGTGGATCCATTGAATTTTGCGTATGCTATTCTTAAAGCGTTACAAGAAAGAATAGCATTAACAGAACAGGCCATACTCGCTGGTAGTCCTAAAACTATGGAGGACTACCGCCAACTGGCAGGCGAGTTAAAAGGTTTGCAATTTGCGGAGCAAGAAGTTAAAGATGCTCTGGATAAAAACGAGAAAGAAGAAAGTTAATGAAAGGTAAAAACTATGTCGAAAACACTTTATGTGCCCGATCACGTTGCGAAAGCAAAAAAGAAAACTGAGAAGATTAATGTCGAACCACTTTATAAACCGCAAGACACGAAAGTTCTTGATCCGAGTTTAATAGAGAAAAACCTCAAGGAAAGACTTCCTCAACCCACAGGATGGCGTATTTTAGTCATGCCTTATATGGGGAAAGCTACAACAGACTCAGGAATTTATATTCCCGATGCTGTACGAGAACGTGAGCAATTGGCAACCGTCGTTGCTTATGTATTAAAAATAGGACCTTTAGCTTATAAAGATCCTGCAAAGTTTGGATCAGGCGAATCTGCTTGGTGCAAAGAAGGTCAATGGGTTTGTATTGGCCGATACGCTGGAGCGCGTTTTAAAATAGATGGTGGAGAAGTTCGTATTCTTAATGATGACGAAGTGATCGCTACAATTTTAGAACCTGATGATGTTAAACATATATAGAAAGTAGAAAGTTATTAAAGGAGCAATGAAATGGCAGACGAAAAACTAGACGTTGGTGAAGCGGAAGAAGAAGCCGTGGAAGTAGACGTAAATCCTGACGCTAAACAAATTAAAAGCGAAACGGAACCACCTAAAGAAACGGAAATAATAGAAGAAAAAGAAGAAAAAAAAGACGAGCTTGAAGACTACAGTGCTGGAGTTAAATCCCGTATTGATAAACTTACGAAACGTATGCGCGAAGAAGAACGCCAAAAACAATCGGCGGTGGAATTTGCAGAAAACGTTAAGAAAGAAAATGAGTCTTTAAAAAATCGTTTACAAAATTTAGATAAAGGCTATCAAGAAGAATTTGGAGGACGGATAGAGTCTCAGCTTAATAGCGCAAAACGTGCTTTGAAAGATGCACATGAGTCCGGAGATAGTGACAGACTTATAGAAGCGCAAGAAGCTTTGGCAACTTTAACAGTTGAAAAAACAAAGTTAAAGAAACCTGTAGGAGCAATCGATCCGGCACCTCAAATCCAACAACCTGTACCTCAACAAATGCAGCAGCCACAACAAACGCAACAGCCGCCAGATCCAAAAGCGGAAGCGTGGGCTAACAAAAATGAGTGGTTTGGTCAAGACGAAGTTATGACATATGCCTCATTTGGCATTCATAGACGGTTAATTGAGGATGAAGGGTTTGACCCATCAAGTGAAGAGTATTATGCTGAACTCGATAAAAGATTAGCGTCTGAGTTTCCTCATAAGTTGGGAACACAGGCTACTAACGGAGGAAGTCGTAAAGTTGCGTCTGCCGAGACTTCCAAATCCCGCAATAAAGGTGGACGAAAAAGTGTGCGGTTGTCGCCCTCACAAGTAGCAATAGCAAAAAAATTAGGCGTACCGTTAGAAGAATACGCAAAATATGTGAAGGAGTAAAAATATGACAAACGAAAAAACGGAGAACACAACTCCCCAAAGTAATACGAGAATATCACGTGCTCAAGACACTCGCGAAAAAAATGCACGCAGAGGGCCCTGGAAGCCACCATCAGCTTTAGAAGCACCGGAACCACCAGAAGGTTATGTTCATAGGTGGATTCGTGCCGAAGTTATGGGTTTTGACGATCGTAAAAATGTTTCAGCCATGTCACGAGAAGGTTGGGAATTAGTACGAGGCGACGAATATCCAGATTTTGACGCTCCAACAATAGACGATGGCAAACATGCCGGAGTTATTGGAGTAGGTGGATTATTACTTGGCAGGTTACCCATTGAAATCGCACAACAGCGAGATGACTATTATCGGGCACGAACCCGCGATCAAATGGCAGCTGTTGACAATGAGTTAGCTCGTTCTCAGCATCCTGCAATGGCTATTCATAAGCCAGAAAGAGAAACTCGTGTAACATTTGGAGGTTCTCGCAAAAGTGAGGACTAGTTTTTTAACCGTATTATAGAAGAGGATATTTTATAATGGCAAATATTAATGGAGCTTTTGGACTTAGACCTTTAAAACAGCTCGGTCAAAGTGCAAATACTACAGGTGCCACAGAATATAGAATCGCCTATGACAATTCAAACGTACTATACAGAGGACAACCTGTTATTCCTACAGCTGCTGGAGTTATTGATGACTTACAAGCTGCTGCAGGCGGAACAGTCTCTATAGTAGGTGTGTTTTGGGGGTGTGAATATGTTTCTAGCACAACAGGTAAAACTACCTGGAGCAATTATTGGCCTGGATCTGGAGCGGATAGTAACCACCCAGTAAAGGCTTTCGTGTACGACGATCCTAATCAACTATTTGTGGTGGCAACTGGTGATAACACTGGTGCTGCAACAGAAGCTTTAGTAAGAGCTGATGTTTTTGCAAATTGTGCACTTAAAAATGGTAACAGTGGTTCTACAACTACTGGTATTTCTTCAGCTACAGCTGATTTAAACACAGCAGCAGCAACGAATACCCTTGCTTTACGTATTGTAGGTGTTGAAGATGACCCTGCAAATGCAGATTTTACTGCTTTGGGTATAGGATTAATTGTACGTATTAATAACCACTTTAACGCACCTACTGGATCTATCGTCCAAGGTACCGTTTCAACAACTGGCGTATAGGAAGGACTTGAAATATGGCAATATCTAGAGCACAGCTCGCTAAAGAGCTAGAACCTGGACTCAACGCCCTTTTTGGTCTTGAGTATAACAGGTATGAAAACGAAGCGGCAGAAATCTTTGATACAGAATCATCAGAAAGAGCATTCGAAGAAGAAGTAATGCTATCTGGTTTTGGCGCAGCACCCGTTAAAAGCGAGGGCGGTGCAGTATCATTTGACGATGCACAAGAAGCTTATACCGCAAGGTATAATAACGAAACAATTGCATTAGCTTTCTCAATAACAGAAGAAGCGATCGAAGATAATCTTTATGATCGTCTAGCTTCTCGTTATACAAAAGCTTTAGCAAGAAGTATGGCGCACACTAAACAGGTTAAAGGTGCAACTATATTAAACGACGCTTTCACAGCTACTATAACAGGTGGTGATGGTGTAAGTTTAGTTAATACAGCTCACCCATTAGTAACTGGTAGTACATTTGCTAATAGACCTACAACAGCTGCTGACCTTAACGAAACTAGTCTTGAAAATGCTTTAATAGACATAGGCGGTTACGTTGACGAACGCGGTTTAAAAGTGTCCGTACAAGGTACTAAATTGATAGTTCCATCCAACTTACAGTTCGTAGCTGATAGACTTCTTGAGTCTACATTACGTCCTGGGACTGCTGATAACGATGTTAACGCTATGAGAAACATGGGAATGCTTCCACAGGGTTACACAGTTAATCACTTCTTAAACGATGCTAACGCATGGTTTGTGAAAACAGACGCTCCACGTGGATTTATTCACTTTGAACGTTTAAGCATGTCTACTAAGATGGAAGGCGATTTCGATACAGGCAACGTAAGATTTAAAGCCCGTGAGCGTTACAGCTACGGTTACTCAGATCCACGTTGTGTTTATGGATCTCCAGGAACATCATAAGACGAATTGAGTGGGGGGAACATTCCCCCCGCTTTCTAGGTAATATATAACTTTTAGCGACTGACCTAGCAGATACTCATAAGACGCTAAAATAAACCCTTTATGAGGAGGTAAATATGGCTAACACAACTTTTGCAAGTAATGTTCGTTCAAATGGCGGTGACAATAAAAGAGAAACTTATTGTGGCGGCATGATGATGATGGCTCAATTTTATTTAGTACCAACTGTAGCAGCAGGAACAGATGTTCAAGTATCAGCAACCGATACAAGAAAAGTAGTTCTTCCTAAAAATGCAGTAGTATTAGGTATTAGTTTTAATGGTGACGCAACTGGCGGAACTAACCCTACATTAGATATGGGTTATACTGACTATGATGGTGGCACAACTTTTGTTAACACAGATGGATATTTAGATGCGGCAGACGCAGACTCAGGAGCAGTACTAACTATCTGGGGCGGTGATAGCACTGCTGGTGTTGACTTAGGAGATGTAGGCGTACCAGCTACAGAAAGAATTAAAGTTGTAGGTGGACACGGTGGTTCTGCTCCTACTGGAGGAACAATCACAGGCGTTATTTACTATTATGTAAAAGACGACGGTAAAGAGTCTACTTAATTAATTAATGGAGCTTCTTCGGAAGCTCCTTTTTTAGGAGAAAAATAATGGCTGATGTAAACACCAATACTGTTATTATGGATGGCCCTCAGAAGTATGTTGCTTCTTTTGTTCACACATATGTCGATACCGGTGAAAGTACACCTGTTAAAAAAATAGATGTTTCAACACTTTCTAAAAACCCTGTTAACGGAAACGATTGTATAGGAGTAAGAATAAATAAAATTTGGTATTCTAATATAGGTTTAAACGTTATTATTAATTGGTATGCAACTACACAAGTTATGGCAATTCAACTTCCAGAAGATTACAGTGACAATTTAGAATTTTCTAGTTTTAGCGGACTTCCTAATCCTACTACTTTTGGTACAGGCGGAGCTAATGGCGATGTATATTTTGGAACGAAAAATGAAGGAGCTAATGATTCCTATACTATTATACTAGAATGTATTAAGATTTACGGTAATACATAGGAGGTTTTTATGAGATATAATTCAGTAGTTAACGTTTCAGCAAGAAATGCAAATAAAAACGAAATATCTTTTAACGATAAATCATCCGCTTATATGTCTGGCGGAGCTGCTAAAAAGAAATATAAAAAAGGCGGTGCCGGACTTTATGCCAATATTCATGCTAAAAGACAAAGAATTGCGGAGGGTTCAGGAGAAAAAATGCGTAAACCAGGAGATAAAGGAGCTCCTGAAAAAGGTATTTTTGAAAAAATAGCGAGAGGATAAACATATGGCTACTTCAGGAACTGTAGATTTTAATCTAAGTATAGCAGAAATTATTGAAGAAGCTTATGAACGTTGCGGTTTAGAATTACGTACAGGTTATGACGCTAAAACAGCACGTCGTTCTTTAAATCTTTTGTTCTCAGATTGGGCTAATCGTGGTTTAAATCTTTGGGTTGTAGAAGAAGTGACACAAACTATGGCACAACTTTCTACAACGTCTGCTATTACAGAATATCCTTTAGGAACAATTACTTTAACAGTAGCTGCGTCTGCTAATTTGACTATTGGCGAAACAATTACAGGTTCTGTAAGCGGAGCTACGGCTAAGGTTATTACTAAACCTACAGCTACTACTATCACTATAACGGTGCCCGTAGGAACTTTTGTAGTAACAGATAATATTACAGGAAGCACTAGCGGAACAGTAACAGCAGTAACCACTGTTCCTAGTTTAACAGATACGCAAGCTACGGTAGATATCTTAGAGGCGGTTATACGTAGAGATGGTTCTGATATATCGATAGGAAGAATAAGTCGAGGAGATTATCTGGCTATTCCTGATAAAACATCCCAGGGAAGACCTACTCAATATTACATAGATAGACAAATAACACCTATTATTACTGTATGGCCTGCTCCAATTAACTCTACAGATCAATTAGTATACTATCGTGTAAAACGCATTGAAGACGTAGGAACTTCACAAAACACTCCTGATGTTCCTTTTCGTTTTTTACCGTGTTTAGTTGCAGGACTTTCTTATTATTTAGCTGTTAAACGTGCTCCTCAAAGAATAGGACTTTTAAAACAAATGTACGATGAAGAGTGGCAACGTGCCGCAGCAGAGG